TCAATTATATTAGAAACAAGAGTTGCTGAACAGCGGCTTAAATCAATAACAGGAGAAATGTTTTCTTTAGTTGTAGAGAATTGAATGGTAGTACTAAAAGAAGCATTTCCATTTTCTTCTATGTAATCAGCGAGTTTTTGTGACTGATTAAAGATAATATCTTCTTCTAAGCCTACTGAAATATTATTTCCAGAAATAGCATTAACATTATTCATAAATGATGTAACGCTTGTTCCAGGTAGAACAATGCGATTAACATTAATGTTAGCTAAGTCATAGTTGATATCGCCGGTTACGTGCTGATTAATTAAGTTTAATGTTGCAGTAGATCCAGTATCAAATACAGCTCTATTGATATTAAACTTCATATCTTGATTTTGATCAGGAGTCCAAGTAGAAGCATTCTGAGACTTGAATAAGACACCAGCATATGGTTGCTCTGAAATTAAGCCAGATCCATTTACATCAACTTCACCTGCTTGAGCTATCCATACTTTATACTTAGCAGAATCAGAAATAACGACTAGTGCGTATTCAACGCCATTTTGTAAATACACTGGGCTTCTAAATTTGAAATTAGTAGCAGCAGTTGCATTTGTGCTTGTAGTAACTTCTGATGGACGCTTCACAACTTCAGAGAATGGAATAACCATGCCTCCAGGATATCCGTTAACAACGTTACGAATCTGAATTTTTATAGGAACATTTGGATCTGTCTGAGCAAAGAATAAATCAACATCTGTAATAAATGCGCCGCCCTCAACATCAACTAAGAATGTTTGAGCTAATGGATCAAACCAGCCAGTGTCAGAAACAACACGTGTTCCAGTTTGTGGTGGCATAATTTCAGTTTTGTCTGGAATCTTTTCTGTTACAATTTCAGCAGTCTTAGTAGAAAGAATTGTTCTTTCATATGTTTCTAGAATACCTTTAGCGCTATACGTCGCTTCTGCTGAAGTAGCAGCATTAGCACGAACGTTTGCTGCATTGTCTGTAAAACGTAGTGTTTTAACTCCAGTGCGGAAACTCATAGAAGTGCCGTTTGGAATATCAAATGTACCATATAACTGACCAGTATGAGTAGTCACTAAGGTAGAAGGTGAAGAAATAGTTGTCTTCTTAATACGACGAGAAGAATCAAATTCAGCAACTAGATAATATGAATTTGTAGTAGTATCAGATCCAAGACTTCCGCCCTTAATATTATCTACATAAGCGTAGTTAACACCGCCATAAGTTTCTTGACCTAATACAATACACGTTACACCTGTTGCAACTGGCGTACCGTTATTAACGGAAACAAATTCTTTCAGAACTTCACCATAAGAATACGCTGTAGTTACGTTTCCAGAAGACTTACGATTGTCATTGTTAATATTAGATCCAACGTTTACGCTAGTAGCGAATGTTGGAATTGTTGTTGTACCGTATGGTACGAATTGCATTATTTTAGCTGGAGTTATATAACTATCAACATTTATAGCATCGAAGAATGCATACATTCTCGTTTCTGGTTTGAAGCTATCTCCACGGAATAATATCTTACGTGAACGCATGTATGGAATCAATTCTGTGTTAACAACACGATCATCAATAATCTTATCAGTTACGTTTGATTTGATGAAAGTATTTGTTCCACCTGAATATGTCTTAGTTCCATCTCTTGCAAATGTTGCAACATCAACAATACGATGTGCCCATCCTGATGCTTGTGGGCCAAGACCGAATTGTTGATCTAGAGCAGCTCCTCCATCACCACCACGACGATCTGCTTCAAAACGCTGAGTGCCAGTAATACGTTCGCCACCCCAGTTTACACTCCACGATTTATAAACTGTACCTAATACACCATCAGCTTCTGCTTTACTAACTAAAGCATCATATTGTCTTGTATCATTTATAATAACATCAGGACGACGTTGTGTTTCGAACCAAGTATCATTCCAAGGCACGATCTCAAGTAATCCATTAAACACAAATATGTTAAATGGATTTACTGATTCTGCATGAGAAGCACGAGGTTGCGATACGAGAGGAGTAGTAGAAACAATCTTAAGAGTTGCAAGATCTCCATTAACTTCATAGTTACGTCCTACACGACTCAGATTAGTTCCGATATTTTCAAGAAGAGTAATATGCGATTGTGTGTAGAATGGACGAAGTTCACCATTTTTAATGTCTACAGATGCTCTCCAATCCAATGAGGTGGATAAACCTACACCTTGACCGGTGAAATCATCAACAATGAATCCATTCTGTGGACGCTCTAAACCATAGTTATCGTATGCTTTATTGTTAATAGTATTTTGTTCTAATAGTGATAACGTTGTGTAATACTCTAAATTGTTGATACGGCTTTCTAAACGACCGATATCTCTCATAGTAAAGCGCTTGTTCTCTATTTTATTTGGAACAACGCTGGCAGTAGAACCAGTAAACGTATATGGTTCAACGTTAAATGTGTACAAGTCCATCGAATCTTTTGGAGACGCTGGAACTGATGGATATAAGTTTGGAATTCCGCGAGTAATGATAAATTCGCCAACTGTCGTTAGTGAAAGTTTATCAATACGCCCTAGATAATAATTATAATTGATGTCTGTTTCTTCACCAAACTTAGGAATCACAACTGTTGTGTATGTTCCATCGCTCTTACGTAAAGGGCGGAAATCAACAGTATTAATACGATCTGATGTTAATTCGTTATATGCAATGTTAGAACTTCCATGCGTATATGAATCTACCGAGAAATAATCACCAGATCCTGCGTGATTAAAATAACTATAAGTGACTGTTACACTTCCTGTAGCAGTTTGTCCTGGAAGAACGCTAATTGAACTCATATCATAGTGCGAATTTTTCAATCCATTATCAAACTTAAATCTAGAAGTAATATCAGTTCCAGAACTTACGACACTCAATAATTCGAAACCATCAGCTTTAGAAAGAGTTGCAGCACCACTTGCAAGTGTTACTGTTTCAGTAATATTAGTTAAAGTCTTAAGACGAGCACTAGATCCATCCACTGCTTTTCTAATGTTGTATACGATTGTATATGTACCAGAAGCACCAAATGTAAATGTAGCAGATGAAGTAGTATCACCACTTAATGTAAATTGTCCAGAAGTAGGACTTGCAGAAACATATGTTAAGTGAGTGCCTGTAGTTACATCAACCACTATGTAGTTAGTAGTATCAGTCTTTGCACCAAATGTATAACCAGATTCAGAAATAGTTGCTGTAGTTACGTTACTAGAAGTTGTGTATTTCTTGTAGAAAGAATAGTTTAAATTCTGCGTATCGTTTACTGCGTATGCTGGAAGTGTGTAATATGAAAGTAGAGATTGTGGATTATAAATCGTAGCTTCTACTCGATATATTGATGTTCCTGTAGCAATTGTTGTTGCAGTATCAATTGTGATAGAATTATTACTTGCGACTGCGGTTACTTGATAAGCAGATGAATTGATTGAAACATAATCGCCTACTTTTAAGTCTTGAGTGAATGTAGTGTTAACACCTGTAACAGTAGTACTTGACGTAGATGCAGAAAGAATACCTGTTAATTGATTTAAAGTAGGAAGTATACGTCCAGTAAATCGTGTAGCAGCACTACCACCAGTAGCAGAATAGAGATACTTTGCATCTCTTGCAAATGCTTTTCCTGAAGTTATCGATAAGTTAAATAGGAATACTTTATATGTAAGAGGACTTAATGTATTAAGCTGAATGTGTTTAATACGACCGGTAGCAACTACATTACCTGCAGCTGGAGTAGCACCAGCACTTCCGTACTTATCATAAATCGTTACATCAGTATTAATATCTGGTAATGCATTAGTAGAACTTACTATAACGTAATTTCCTGGACTCGTATCAATAGATTTAGTTTCATAATTAGATAAATCACGAGCTTTATCGAGTGTTAGATACTGTGTAACTATCTTCTCTATTTCGTAACCACGAACATATGCTTTTCCTGGCTCGACTGATAGAGAAACTTTATTTGTAAGAGGAGTGATATCTGTTGAAGGACTTAGCGAATACGTTGGTCCTTGGTATAATCCATAGTTATATGGAGGAGTAGTGTCAGAAAGCCAATTGCTTCCTATTGCAAAACTTCCAGAAGAAGGCGAAGTGTGTTGAGTTACACACTTATATGTAATTCCACCCGATGTAACAATATCACCTTTAATATATGTGATATTGTTAGCCCACGCTCCGCGATCATTATTGCGATATTCACGAATTTGTATAGGAAATTCACGAACGGTGTAATCGCCAGATTCGTCATATGTACGACGAGCTAGAGTTTTTTCTATTTGAGCGTATGCAGTTTTATCAACTAAGTATTGAACAACACCATTTTTTATTGTTAATAATGTAATGAACTGATCATCGTCTGTAACAGCATCATATGCTTTACTCACTAAAGCAAGTTCAATGTAATAACGTGCAGCTCCTGGTGCTGCGTAATTAGGAGAACCTAAAGCATTATCCAGAAGACTTTCGTCTTCTTCTGGATATACGATACTCTCATTTACTTGAAGACCTGCTTTAGCGCTCGCTATATTACTATATTTTGCAAGAACTGTTGTTTGAGTTTCTACATATACGAAATTGTTTTTTATGTAGTAAACACCTTCTTGAATCGTAGCAGTTGTACCATGTCCTAGAGAATTAGCATCAATTGCTAATTCTTCAACCTGAAGGTCTAGACCAGAAGATCCATCAATCGGAGAAATTATTTCTCCAAAAGAGAATGTTCCGGAACCACGAGTATACTTAACAAATAAAGTATCTGCTTCAGTAACGTTATTGACAACTTCAAGAGGAGTTGCTGTAAGAACAAGTGCTTCAACTCCAGATGTCTGACCGCGATATGTCTTTCCAACAACTGAAGACAATACCGAGAACGTTCTAACAGAAGCGCTAGAAGAAGTCGATGCTTTTAACTTAACATAAGAAGTGTTAGAGTCATAAGAAATTTGTCCAGGAATGATCATAGCACCATTCTTGAACATATGATCACCATGACGCTTGATCTGTTGTTGAAGAATAGTTTGAAGCTGAGTTAATTCTCTTGCTTGAACCGCATATCCAGGACGAAATAAAATTCTATAGAATTTTTTAGTTTCTGAATAATCGTCGTAGAAGGGTTCAATATTGAAGTTTAGTGCCATGCTTTTTTCTCTTACGGAATTAAATTGTAAAATCTAGAGTAAACCTCTAGATCTGATATATTTATCTTGTTTCTTAGAAAGTAATGGAGTTTGTTACCACTACGATCTGTTGATCAGATGGGGAGAATCTTAGTCTGTTATCTATAGTTAATAGATCGCCAGAAAATTTATTAACGTCTGGAGTAATAATACTCGTAGTACTAAACACTGCTCCAACTTTACTGAATGTAGCACCAGAGTTTGGAATCTTATTGTCTAAGTAGGATAGTAATAGTGCGGCTTCTGTAGTAGAGTAATTACTATTTTTCTCGATAACTCTAAACGTATACGTTCTATTAGGAGTTACTGTAGTATCTGTCCACGAAACAACATCATCGATGCTAAGTAAACCGAACCCATTCTGTCCTTTAGTTCCAATAGCAATTAGACATGTTGAGGATAATGCACCACGTAAATTAGTTTCTTTTCCATATATTTTTGGAT